ATATTATCTAGGTTGACATTTGAAATAGGAGTAAAACTGATTTTAGTTTTATTTTCCTTCAATGTAATTAAATTTTCCAACAAGAATGGAAAATTTCTCTAAACTTGAAAGTGAAAGATTATACGTTCCAAATGCAACTTTTGTAAAAGTGTATAAGATTGCAGGTATGGTAACTCTTATAGTTGACAGTGGAACAGCATTTTTTAATAAAGCTAACACACCTATTTTTAATTTGCCTGAAAAATATCGACCAAACGAAACATTGTATTTTAGTGCTTCTTATAGAAATAGTTCTAAATCTAATACGTTTTTCTTGTATGCTAATGGGAATTTAATAAAATCTGAAGCAGATGATAACTTAGGGGCTTATTACTTTACTATCAGTTATCCAGCTAAAATTTAATTAGATAGTTTTAATATGAACAAATCTCTTTGCCTACATATATAATCACAGTGACTCCTTGTTACATTTACTACATCTGATGTAGTTAAGTATGCTACTGTAGTTATTGTTGCATTGGTTTCTCTTCTACTAGATACGATAGGTATATTAAAATCATGTCTAGTTACAACATTAGAGTTTATCATAATTGTTACATTTTCAGATGTATCAACAGTATTAGTAACTCTTTGAGTTGCAGATATAAAGTATAAGCCATTTTCTGTAACTGAAAATTTTTGATTTAAAGTATCATTATCACTACTTTTAAAAATTAATGAAATATTACCACTAAGTTTATTATTGCCTGTTGAAAAATTTCCATATTTTGTGAATAAATTTTCCATTCTATTGGAAAATTTAATAAAAGTTAAAAGGTCTGGAGACTGCAATGTAGTTCACAACGACTGTACAATAGCCTTCGAGCCTTGGAGTAGTACTCTATTAAAAAATCGACCAAATAACGAGAATAACCCCGCTGGGATTTTGATTTCATTCTATCATGGCAGAAGAGTACAGTTATATATAAGTGGGAACACAATGTATACTAGAGTAAATCAAGGAGCAGAGGATTACAATAGTTGGCTACAATGGGTAAAATGCAGTAATTAAATGTAAAAAACAGTATAAGCTACTTTTACAGTATTTGCTTTTGGAGATTCTACACAGTCTTTTACAAAGCTAAAACCTGTATTATTAAATCCAGTTAAGTATACATTTTCTAGAGTGGTTGCAGTTCCAGTTTTGTAGATGTTTATAGCAACTCCTAAAACTTGTTTATAGCTCTTTGGAAAATTATAAGTATAACTTCCAAGTGTAGTATAGTTTCCAGTAATTCCGTTATCAATTTTGATTAGATTTTCCAGACTATAAATTTTATATAATATCTATATCAATTTTTTGGAGGGATATTATGAATTTAGTAGTATTAGAAAATTTAAAAAAAGAAAATGTAGCTGTGTATTTAGAGTATCTGAACAGTTGTAAGAGTAGTAACTGGGAGACTTGGAATACAACTTACAAAACTTATTGTAATAATTTTAAGTTGTTCCTAGTATGGTTTCAAAAAGCTTATAAAAATAGGTTATTACTTAGTAAAGATACCCTTTTAGAAATGCCAAGTATAATGGAAAGTTACAGAAATTATTGTAGAAACTTAGGAAATAGTAAAAGAACTTTAATGAATAAGACTACTGCTATATCAACATTCTATGCTTGGTGTGTTAGAAGAAACAAAATAAAGTATCATCCATTTTCAGAAAAATTAGATAGATTGAGATTTACAGAAAAAGATAAGGTTAGAAATAGTTATTTCTTAACAACAGAACAAATTTTAACGGTAAGGCTTTATATGCAGGTAGAAAACAAAAAATATGATTTACAAGATAGGATATTATGGGAATTGTTCTTAGATAGTGCTTGTCGGATATCTGCTATTCAAAATTTAAAAATGGAACAACTGGACTTAGAAAATGGCTATTTTAGAGATGTTAAGGAGAAAGAGGGCTATATAGTTAATGCATTCTTTTTCCAAAAATGTAAGGAACTTATAAAAGAATGGATACAGTACAGAGCAGAAAACGGGATAGATGTAGATTGGTTTTTTGTTACAAAATACAAAGGAAAATATGCTCAAATGACACAAGGAGCTATTCGCGGAAGAATTAAAAAGTTAGGAAAAATAATAGGAATAGAGGATCTGTATCCTCACACATTAAGAAAAACAGCTATTAATTTGATTAATAATTTAGCTGGGTTAGGCTTAGCTAGTAGCTATGCAAATCACAGCAGTAGTGGAGTTACAAGCAAACACTATATAGCTAAAGCTAATCCAACTGAAGTAAGAAATAGCATTATAAATGCAAGAAAAAAGTTAGGTATTTTTTAGATTAATATTATAGAGATTTTCAAATTTATTCAAATTTTTATGATTAAAAATGTATTTTTGAGAGCTTATTATATAAAATTCTTAGATTTTATATTTAAGAAAAATTATAAAAATAAACTCAAAAGCACAAAATTAAACCTCAAATTCTTTATAAATTTGAAAATCTACTCACATTTGAAAGGAGAGATGTTATGTTTTATATTTATACAAAGGAGAAAAAATCGAGACTCGCATTCACTGTTAATTTAACAGCTGACGAAGTTAAAAACTTGATGGATAATAATCTATTTTTAGATTATCCTGAGTTAGATCCAAAGGATTATGCAGTTGTTGAAAGAAATGAAAGTTTTAAATATCCAATATATGATGAATCGATTAACAGTATTAGAGAAATGACAAGACAAGAGTTGATTGAAGAAGAAATAGAAGTTCAATTAAATCAAGGTGAATACATAGAAAATAAGAAACTTATAACTGTACCTCAACCCACATCATATCATACTTGGAATCCAGTTTCTCACGAATGGGATATTGATATGAATGGAGTAAAGAAAACTTTTAAACATAAGTTTCAAGCTATTTTACTGGAAAAATTATTTGGAAGTTTTGAATATAAAGGAAAAGTTTTTCAAATGAGAGATTATGATGAAATTAATTTTATAAGAGTCAAGATGGCATTGGATATGGCTGGAGAAATAGAAGATTATGATGTAATTAAAGATGCATTAAGTACTTTAGGTATTCCTGTAGATGCAGAGCTAGAAGAAAAAATCAAAATGGCTATGAGAGCAGGAAAATTAAAGCCACTTTTAAAATCGCTACCAACTCAATGGAGACTGAAAGACAACTCTATTGCATCTATTTCATTGGGAGAATTAAATCTAATTTACTTCTCTTGGATATTAAGAGTTATTGCTGCTCAAAATAAATATACTGCTATAACTAAGAAAATAAGGGAAGTTTCAACAGTTAAAGAATTAGAGGCTATTAAATGGGATTAAATAAATTAAAGGTAGTTTTATATAGCTACCTTTTTTTAATTGGCTTAAACAGGCTTTCACAAGGTCATTTTTAGGAGGTGATTTTAAATGTATACATTATCAGAAACAAGTTTAAAAATGCTGAAAGGGGTGCATCCAAACCTGGTAAATTTTATGACAGAGCTTATAAAAATAAGTCCCTGGAACTTTAAGATAACTGCGGGAGTTAGAACAGCAGAAGAGCAGAATAGGCTATACCAAAAAGGCAGAACTGCTCCAGGAGCAAAAGTAACCAATGTAGATGGGCATAAACTAAAATCCAACCATCAAGTTAAATTCGATGGGCTAGGTTATGCAACTGATATTGGTGTGATTGTGAATGGAGAGTACAAAGGAAGTTGGAAAGATTTTCACTACTATCAAGATATTTATAATGTTGCAAAAGAGAAGGGACTGTTAGAAAAGTATGGTATTGAATGGGGTGGAAATTGCTGGAGAACTTTTAAAGATGCTCCACACTGGCAAATCAAAGGTGCAGATAGAGTTCCATATAGATAATATTAGGAGGCTAAAAAATGGAAAGTTTTTTAGAAAGAATAATAAAAGAAAAAGATGACTTACAAGAGAAAATAATTAAGCTAGATAGATTCTTTACTACAGATACTTTTGACAAGTTAACTCCGATAGAGCAAATGCATTTAAGAGACCAAATGAGGTACATGAGTGCATATCTAAGTACTTTAAGACAAAGAATTAATTTCTATGAAAGCAAGGAGGGAAAAGATGGAAATGACTAGATTAAATACAACACCTATTGACGATAAATATTGGGAAGTTTTAGAAGATTATACTTACAGAACATCTAAGGGACTTGTGACAGTTCCAAAAGGTTTCAAAACCGATTATGCCTCAGTTCCGAGAGTATTCAGAAATGTAATTAATAGTTATGGTAAACATGGTAGAGCTGCTGTAGTCCATGACTGGCTATATTCTAGTAAATGTACTTTAGATGTAACTAGAGAAGAAGCTGACAAAATATTCTTAGAGATTATGACAGAATGGGGAGTGGGTGTAATCAAAAGAAATTTAATGTACAGAATGGTTAGAATGTTTGGTGCTAGCCACTTTAGAAAGGGTGAGTAAAATGGAAGATTTTTTTATAAATGCTAAAAATGGTATCGCAATGGTTTGGACTGGTTGGATATCTATTCTTGTTTGGGCATTGGGAGGCTTTGATTTATCTGTAAAAGTACTTGTATTTCTTATGCTAGTAGACTATATAACTGGAATTTGGGTTGGATACATCACCAAAACAGTTAATAGCGCTAGAGCATATAAAGGTATAAGTAAGAAAGTTTTTATACTAATTATAGTCTCTTGCTCCACAGTTATAGAGCAGCTTGTGCCTAATGTTGGAATTCGTAATTTAGTTATAGTTTTCTATGTAGCTACAGAGTTTCTATCTGTTATAGAAAATGCAAGTAAGCTAGGATTACCTATCCCTGAAAAGCTTAAAATAGCATTAGAACAGTGCAAGGGAGATAAATGTAATTCTAAAAATGCGGATCCAAAAGATATTAAGCCAGAAAAATTAAAAGAGAAAGATTTTGATGAAGAAATTAAATAAAATAACGGGGTAGTTTTTATACTACCCCTCTTTTTTTATTGTTTGAAATTGTGATTTTATCTACAGTTAAAAAAATTAAAAAAATATTAAAAAAAGTGTTGACATACTTGTACAAGTATGATATTATAGAAGTACCTCGAAGGAAGGAGGTGATAAAATGAAAATCAAATTTATAATTGTAATTGGTTCTTGGCAGTTCTCGATTACAATTACTAAAAAAGATAAGTAATTTATCCCCCTCTCCCAGAGGGGTAAACTAAGAATGATATGATCTTAGCTTCAGCTACTTAGATTATATCACTTCTTAAATAATAAATCAAGGAGTGATGAAGATGTTAAAAGAATTAATGAACCATAATGAACTAGGAGTAAAATTTTACAGAGATGAAAGCGCAGTAATCTTTGTAGAAGATGAAAAAATAGGAGTTATCTTAAAATTATCTGTCTATGAAAATATATTTATATTTCACAGACAAGGAAATGATGTCGAAGCTATTAAAAGACAGACAGAAATAGCTAAACATTATGATGAAGTAATGGCTGGGACTTGGAGGCCAGAAACTGAAAGGAAATTTACAATTTTAAGATAGAGGGGTAAAAAAACCCCTCCAAATATAAGGAGGATAAAATGGAAGAAAAAAAAAGAAAGGGTTATAAAACTCAGGAGCAGCAGAATGAAGCTAACAAAAGATATAGAGCAACAAAAGAAGGAAAAGAAAAAACTAAGCATAGTACATATAAAAGTCGTGCTAGAGTTTTTATAAATGAAATGGCTACACTTGAAGAACTTGAAGAACTTGAAAATTTAATAAAAAGTAAATTAGGAGGAAACAAAATGAATTTTAATGAATTTGAAAAAGAAATAAAAATTATAGAAGAAAAAACAGGAATGATATACAAATTTAATGAAAATACATATATTCATACATTTGTAAGTAATGATGAAAAAATAGAATTTTATGATTACTTAGATGAAAAAGAAAAGAAAAGTGATTATAGAAGAATTATAAAAGAAATGAAAGAATATTTTAAAATAAAATAAAAACATAAAAAAAGAGCAGGATTGATTTCCTGCTTTTTAAAATTATTCTCGGATATGATACACTCAAAATAATTATTAGTTTTATATCTTAAAATTTCTTACAACAGACAAAAAACAGATAATTCAAAGTATGTTACGATGTAGTCTATATTAGACTATTATTATCTTATTATCCATTCCTAGGCACCATTTTATTTATAAGCATTGATGAATTATCATTAATGTTTTTTTTTATACAAAAATGACAAAA